GGCTCACCACACCCCATTATATCGCATGGCATCTCTTCCTCGGTAATACTTTCTGTAGTAACTGAGCCCCCACACGGCGGTATATGAAACGGCCATGTAATGCACGACTTACCATCTAAATAAATATCGCCTTCATAGTAGCCGGGTTGCAAATCGCGAAACTTATTTGACCAAGAAAAACAAATCGATCCATCGTGCAACGCCTTGCGTGGTATTTCTTCTGTAATTACGGTGCATAAGCCCTTACGACGCACTTTCATCGCGATACAGTGTAAAAATCCGGGTAGCTGTTTAGCGTTACATCCTCGACCTAACAACGAAACACAACGCTCCACCTCGGTTTGGAGAACTGCAACCGAATCGCGTGCGCGAGTTTTGGGATCACATGTACTCTCACATGGATCGCATGGGTTACAAACTGGCTCGCATTCGAATACGGGCGGTGGCAAATGACACCCTAAATCTGGAGCGCAACCATTGTCGTGTTGATACAGAATTCTACTCATCGTCGTCTCCGACCTAAAAACGATACTGTGTGGGCTTTAACTCTTTTTGGACTGTAGTGGTGTTTTTTACGGGACTTGGCTGCGGAAATTTCCGATTGATACAACGCGTAATCAGACGCCCAGTTCAAGCCTTCTCGCTTTAGTATCCGAAACAATGTTCCGTAAAGGATCGCCTGTCCCCATTCCTCATAAAACGATTCAGGGACTTGGCAATCGTCTCGTCCAATTGTCCAGGAATAACTCACATACACCCAATGCGGTGACGCTGGGATGTCTTTCAGGATAATTGCTTTGTTCGCCGGATCATGCACGTCGATGTCATACTGATCTGGCCCACGATACCCATATACAGTTTGATCTTGTCCCGCACTCAGAACTCGCCAATCGCAATCAAACAAGGCTACGCCACAATCTGTCGAAGGACCTACGGCCACAACCTCTGCGGCAACCAACTGGTGACAGGCTGGGATATCAAATTGGTAATCATGCACTTTACACTGGGTCTCGAAATAATATTCCGACACCAAAATTCGCGTACGTGATGCAAATTCTTTCACGGTGCTGCGAATCATGTCTTGTAAGATCGTAGGGTGAATGTCTTCCGCCTCTTTCGAAGCGCTGATCACTAAGTCAACAAAATCGGCGATTGTTTTCATCGTTTAACTCGTGCTTCCGGAATTCGTGTATACGCATACTTGTTTGCTGGTGCTTTAGCATCCAGTCCCAACAATTCTGCCGCTTTGTTCCAGTGTGTTTCACTTCGATCACGGCTCGGAACCGATTCGATATCTACACCAAACCCGTAGTAGAGCATCAATTCAAATATCGCCGACAAATATGATGAAGATATATTAACCTGCTCGTCCAAAGACGTTGGATCCGGTGGAGAATAACAAGTCACCACCATTTTTGCGTCAGTCCCCGCTGGAACGGGCGGGTACACATAAATCGTATTTGAATCGTCCTCGTCATAATCCCAACTATCGACAGTATAACCATCGTCAGAATTGGTCGTAGACTTACACAACGGGCGATTTAATGCTCTGATATTACTGGTCTTAACACGACGGGCGAAAGTAATATCGCCCGTTAATGTATTCAATGTTCCGTTTACCGTGTCGAACTCTTCGCACTTGTCCGGGAGGGTTTGCATGGTGCCCGTTTTTAACGGCACCTCGATCCGTTTTGTAAACTTCTCTTTTGCTGTGTTTGCAACGATTGAGAGCGCTAGCCGAAAGTACAGAAAGAGATCGGCTTCCGTCCAGTGTTCGAACTCGAAGCCTTCTTCTTGGTCTGTAAGATACCGAGAAACATCGGTAATCAATTCGCGCCCAGTAATCATTATTCGGTAATCCCTAATGCTGCTAGTGCATTATCTTTTAAAGAGTCAAGACTTGGTTGACCACTCGCGGCTTGTTCTTCCGCTACGATTCGATCCGCTTCTTGACGGCTGGTTGATCGGACAGCCGTTTTCTTGTCCGATTCGATTTTTTTCATTTTGGTTCGGCAGCGTTTTAGGTCTGCTTCATCATAAATATAACGTGACCCTGACGACTCAATTTCGTCATCCAAGGTTTGTGAATCTGAAACTGGCCATACGTAACCATGACGGTCTACTACGGCTAAAGGAAATCGACTCATTTTTATACTCCTGTGAAATGGGGGGTTAAGGGTGGTTCACACCCTTAATTTAGGGGACTGGTACTGGTTCATTACGAACAGCACAGCCTGGTTCTGGATACGTTGGATTGCACGGTGGCGGCACACATGCGCACTCGTGTTGGTCGTTGAAATACGTCAAATCTGCCATGAGCGCGAAACAAGAAGATTGCAAGTTGCCCATAATAATGGTGATTTCGACAATACAATCTTCGACCAAGAAAAGTGTATTTGCCGCACCTCTACCAACCGCTGGAAGAACATCGTCGTCGTCCAAACCGTCACCATCAGCGTCTGTGAACACGCCAGTACCAACTTCAGGCACGAACAGTGATAACAACGTCCAACTAGGTGTGGCTAAATCCACAATCATCCCGGGGCCAACTGGCATTAACGTGGCTGCGGTCTTCACTTGGACACTAGCATAAGCGCCTCTCGCCACTTTTTTGTTGTGAAACACAAGGTCGTTAACCTTGGTACCTGCATACAAATAGTGTGACGCGATAGTATCGCCAGCAATCAACGGGCCTGTACCAGTTGGGTTTTCCTCGATTACCTGAGCAATGAAGTTGCTGTATGGAGGAACAGCCGCATCAAAGATAAACGGTAATACGAGGTGACGCCGTGGTAAATGGGCGGCGTAGTGGACACCACCTGGGGTGTCCGAATTCGGGTATTGCCCGTCCCATGGGTACTTTAACTTATCACCCGAATCAAATAGATTCCATTGCATTTGTGCTCTCCTTAAACAGCGATTGTAACGTAAGCGGCGGCCAACATCTCAGGACGAATAACTTTCCAGTCATAGATCCACAAACCACGCCAGTATTCACTAAATGATCGTGAATCTTGGTCGATGTGTTGCATTTTTTCCAACTGCATCACATAACCAGTGGCACCCTTCAAACCAGCAATAATCGGATAAGCGATCTGGCCATTTTCTGCGTACGACGGCATGTTTGATGAGAAGTAAACCGTAAAGCCGGCCAACTGAGGGATGTTGTACGCTTCTGTTAAAATCAACGCTTTGTTCAAACCTGACGCGCAGGTATTGTTCAAAATAGTTTCATCAAACGCCAACGTTGCTTCGGGCGGCAAGATGATAAATCGACCGGATTTTGGCAGATTCTGTTCATCCAACACTAAGCTCAACGTGCGAATCATCTTCATCACGTTAGCGCCAGATAACGCTACTGGAGCACCACCAACACCCAAATTGTAACGCCCGGTGCGAATACCAGCACTATTACCTTTGTTACATGGAGCAGCTTCGCGCAACATTGTGTCGATCATCTTACGATCAATCTCGATCGCCAGCTTTTCAGACGCATCTTGTTTGAACAACTCCAATGCTTTCATGATTTCATCGATTTGCATCTTGTCGACGATATCCAACTTCACGTTGAAATAGCTACCGCGCTTGATGGTCATTGTGATCGGTGTCGTATCCATGCTGGAAACTTCCAGCTCTTGGTTTTTACGGTACGAAAACAACTCTGCTCGCGGAGCACGTTTAAAAACGATTTCAGAACCCTCTTTGAAACTCGTACCCTCGAAATTCGTTTCCGAAATTTGAGCGACAAGCGACTTTGGGTAGAAATACGAAATGAAGCCTTTAGCAAAGACCGGTGACTTCAAGAAGCCGTACACATTATAACCGGACGCCGATGGCAGTACCTTATTTGGCATGATAGGATCCCCCCTATTAGTTTACCTAAAAAACGTGTATTACCGATTGTAATCCACGTTACCCATTAAGTCGGCGTTCGTATACAACGACTCAATCTTTTGAAATTTATCGGCCGTCATTTGCCCCGATAAATACTCTCTTTGTGCCTGATCCAGTTTTGAATAAGGCAATTTCTTTTGTGGCACATTAGCGCGTGATGCGGGCGCTGCTGCTGGTGTGCGACCCGGAGACACGTTTTTCTGTGGGTCCGGTACTTGTTTACGCGCAGAATTCATGAGCGCTGCTACACCCGCTACGTCACCAACCCGTGCCATCTCTGCTGCAATCGTACGATAAGTCATTGACGCGCCTGAAGCTACTGGCTCATTCAGCTTATTCTGCCACTCCTGCGATTGCAATATATTGTCGTACTCTGGCACTGCCGAACGCAATTGTCCCATCAATGCACTCTGCGCGCTGGTCTGAACGTTGCTGTCGATCTGCGCCAAACGCTGTTTCAGCTCTTGGTTTTCTTGCCAGACCGGTTTAACATAACGCTCATCATAGTCCGCTAAAATACGTCGCGCACTATTATTCACAACTTTTTGGACAAATGGCATGGCAGCTTTATAAACACCTGCTTCCTCGTCCGTTACATCCTGAACATCAAAAAACGTATCTGGCGCAGGCGCTGTTTCTGCCTGTCGATTAGAACTTAGGCGCTCAAGAGCATCTGCGATACTCTTATTTGTTGCCATTTGTCCGCGCTGCAACTCCAAGATGGTCGGATCGATCGTTCCTGTTACACCGGGTGTAACAGTTGCTGCGGGCGTTGCTGGCGTCTCTACTTCAACGTTCTCATCCTCACCATCGCCAAAAACGTATTGCTCTGGGTCAAACTCAAGAGGTGTGTTGGGCTTTGCATCATCCTCGGAACCTTGGGGGTCCGGAGCGGTAGCCCGCAACAACTCTTCTAATTCATTGTAATCATCCTGGGGGGTAGTAGACATTTTACTGTTTTCCTTCTAAAAGGTTGATGATTTCGGTCATCTGGTTAATTTTACCACGAGTATGCTCGTTGGCAGTTTGAGCTTCATAAACCTCACGAACCTCGGTTTGTTTATCGCGTAATAACTGGATAAACTGTCGATAAATCGGAGACGCGCGAACTTGACCCAATAAGACTTTTTCAGCCTGTATTTGTTTTTGGTCCTTCATCAGCAACCCCCGCAGTTTGTACAAGTGCCAATTTCACAAACCTTCGCACCTGTGCTAACAATACCATCCGGAACAACGCGATATCGACCTGGTGTACAGACACTGATAGGATTATTCACTTCATCCAAAACTACAGGGGCACCGTCTGGAGAATAAGTCTCCCAGTCCGTATCAGCCGCAGTACACCCTTCACAAGCGGCAAACTGGAGTTTAAACGCTTCTCCTGCGCCGAGGCCAGTAACGGCAATCCATTTCGTTTCCCCGCAGGCTACGCTAAAATTCATCATTTTGACCATCCTTTTTCAACCGTGTCATCAAACAAAAACGAAATGATCCGTTTATGTGCAATGACGTCTTGTCGAAGATCTTCGTTTGCGGGTACAGTATTTTCATAAGCTGCACGAGCTTCCGTTAAACTGCGTTCCAAAACTGCGCGCACCACAGGAACTTCTGATCGGCTGCGTAACGACTGGATAGCACGGGCTTCTGCTTGGGATAACGCAATGATCGTCATAATGTTCTCCGTTTAGATATTGTACGCTGGTACAAACAAACCTGGCAAAAGTTCTACCATTACAACCGGTTTGCCCATCAATTCAGAACGATCTCCAATCACCAACGTCGGTAACTCTGTGCCTGGGCTTGGTGCGGGCACTGCTTGTAGTGCAAATCCACTGATCGCGGCTACCAAATCTGAACAGGTCGCTAACGCGGCACCGTTCAATACTGGTGCACCATTACAATCTACGTACGCTGGAATGGGGCCGATCCCCGCTATTGCGGTACTTAAGTCAGAACACGTCGCCAAAGAGGCGCCCGTAGTGATAGCAACACCTGTACAACTAACGTACTGTGGAATGCTGCCTGTAACTGTATTGATTGCCGCTGTCAAATCAGAGCACGTTGCGATTGATGCACCGTTGGGGATAGACGCGCCCAAGCAGTTTACATAAGTGCGAATTTGGCTAGTAAGTGGTGTGAGATCTACAGCTACGGTACCAGTGTCGTTGCGCACCAAGTTCATGGTGTTGCCAGAAATTGACCCACTGACCACAAACGTGTCAGTTGTTGCATCCGCGAGTGATGAGAGATCGACAGCAAACGTGTTGCCTGTCGTTGTCAATGTGAGAATGAAACTTGTGGGGTTGTATGAGAACGCTGTGACTGAATCAATACACAAATCGCCGTCTTGGAACAACGTACAGATTTGTGTTGCCAATGTTGCACAGGTGACTACACGAGTCTCAGCACCCATCCAATTACCGTCGCAATCTTTCAGAGCGGCTTGTATAACGTGATCGTTAATCGCCTTGAAAATTGCATTGTTAACGATGAGTTCGATCAGAGCTTGATCCGATCCACACTTGCTGCTGCATCCCATAATACACCTCCCCTTATTGGCAGTTCAATGCCATGATGTCAATAAACGTCTGATCAACGTCTTCTAACATCATATCCAGTGTTGTCTGGACATCTTCGTATGTTAGTTTCTTTTGCTCAGGAAAACAAATTCTGTATTTACCGGGGGGTAATATTGGCATACAGCAACTCAGTGGTAGTTCATACTCATACGGCGTCGTAGTGCATCCTATAGGACATTCTACTATGCGAAACACACAATATGCAAAACAGTGTCCTTCGATCGGCGTATCTGCATGAATAACTGCCGGGACACCTATCGTGAATTCCCAATCGTCGGTAGGAGATGTGGCATTTTCACCCACCACATCTACCGCAAACGAATAAGTTTTACAACGCTGTGCCATGGATTGTCCCTGTTAATAACCGCATTCTATTACAAACCGTTCTCAGATGTCAATGCCTGCTGCATATCACCACTTCGACCATCTAGTGTTGGTGTCGCTACTACTTCCGGCGTATTCTGCGCCGAGCCACTTGTGTCTGCTTGCAAGGCATCCTGCAAATCGAAATCCGTAGTGAAAACACCGTCCGTTGGAATGCCTCTTGCTTTAAATATCTCAAATAAAATTCTTGCTGGTGCGGTTGCCGGAATGACAGGTTGTCCCGTCGTCGGATCTACAATACCTACCATCGGAGCAATAGACTGCAACGCCCATTCCAGACCTTCTCGCTTTGCCTCGCGATCTGCAATACCAGTGACGCCGCGTGCTCGAACACGAATGTCCCCTTTGAGCGTGTCATCTCGTGTGGTCATTATTGTGTAATCTACAAACCACTGAATAGACGGCTCAATAATTCCTTCTTCCAACAAACGCATTGAATATTTGATAGACTTAGATGCCTGTGTGAAAACAGCAGCAATACCACCTGCTGAACGCCCAATCGTACCTAAGCCGTCAGGCGAACCGAACAGCGCTTTCGGAATACCAACAGCGTCATATCCTAACTCAACAAATTTATCAAACAACGCCATAAACTCGGACACTTTAGATTGTGTCTCAACTGTGTTAATAGCACGTCCTTGATTGCCTGCTAGATCTGGTTTTATATCTTTGGTAGTGTACGGGCTAAAATCTTCTGCGTCTGTGTCGTCCTCGAAACGCGAACGAACGACTTCTAAGATTGGACCACTACTGAAAGACAGGTTTCGAATCATGTGCGCAACAGTTGACGTGCACACTCGTTGGATGTCCTCTAATCGTGTGACTGGACATTCACCCCAAAACTCGCCGGGGATCGGTTCGAAAGAACAAGCCCGAAATGGTCGACGACCAACCGAGTCTGGATTCAATCTTGCTTTAATTACGATATCACCTACGGTCCAAACTTCGGCCTCGTAGTTGAATCCAGCTTCTACGCCGTCCACTCCGTACTGGACAAGATAAGAACCTGGGATTACACCAAAATAACCAAGTGCATCGTAAAATCCTTCAAACCCTTCATCCATTGAATCAATGCCGAGTTCTTGGTTTGTCGTATTTTGGCCATCTTCGTACTCCTCAACATGCCCATCTGGATATGTCTCCAGTACCAAATCCAGTCCTTCATCATCAAACCCATTGACGCTGGAATAAGAACGCAACTCGCTGTTATTTACACGACGCCGTTCAATTACGTACTCTGCGTCTTCCACACAAGAAGCTCCGGGGGCAGGGTAAAAATCAAATGGCGATACCGTTTCAACGGTACAAACCACTTTCTCCTCTACCGCCATTGTAGTACCATTCCAGCGTTTCCACTTCTTAACACGCCAAACGGGCACTTTCATAATCGCTGTGGGGAACACAACATAATTATGCAAAAATTTGTTCTCAAACTCTGCGCTCCAGCCGGCGTCGAGAAGTTGATCGTTTACGACTGGTGTCAGCGCGGAGGCTGCGCGCACCGCGCGCATGTTTTCCATCTTGATCGTGGTTTGTTTTAACTGTTCTATATCTGCTTTGTACGCGCTCTGGTCGTACCCCAAATTTTGAATCATCTGTGGATAGCGCGCGATTAACTCAGCTTCTAATTGTTCTCGTACCGTTTCTGGAAGATCTACAACTGGACTCGAGTCCAAAACAAAAGGCTGATCTGCGTTGTTGGCATAAATGTCCCGCAGCATACCCACAATACCACGCACAATGGGACTTACGATATTCATTGTAAGCCCACATTCAATCTCGTCATCCAAGTCTACAATGGGGCGTCCTCGCACCATATCGACGCAACGAAGCAAGCGATCATAGACATCTCGTCGCTTAAAATCTTGTGCGGCAGTAAACTTAGCTCTGACAAATGAACCAAGGGCCTGAGAAACCCGCAGTTTCTTTTTGCGCATCATCAGCAGGTAGATTTAGCTAATTGTGGTGGGCGGACTGGGGTTTTTGTAGAACATCCTTGTGACCCGCAGCGTAATGACTGAGATACCAACATTGTGAACCTCCTTAAACTCGATTTTTCTTTTTCTTGGGTTTGAAACCTTTGTCCCGTTTTGGCTTAACACCGCGTAGACGTAAACCCAAGCATAAATATTGTAACGCATCTGCAACATCCGAAACCCAACCGATATGGGACTTGGTCGGTGTATCTTTTGTAATCGTTGAATTACTTGCTGTTTTTTCATAGATGTAGTTGTACCCGAGTGATTTTATCAGATAAACACATCGCTTTGCAATACGAATCTTTGGCTTGCCGTTTGAGCCAATTCTCTCCAAGTAGTATCGAACAGCGTCTAGCCGTGGCGGATATAAATTATGCTGTAACGCGGCCGTTATTGGAATGCCTTTCTGGTTCACGACTTCGAATGGGGATAGATCATTTGCCTGCCCTTTGTTCGAACCTGCAGGGTCACCCCACGCTTCACTGACGACGCTGCCCTTGTATCTTTGCGTCATTACGGGTTTGAGATACTCATCTATCAGCTTATCAATCGACACATCCTCACCCAATATCTCGTCAATGATATAGAGCGTTCCGTCAGCGGCCTCGGCGCCCAACAATATTGCCGGTGTGCGCCCGAAGTCAGCCCCCAATACC